GTAATCTAAGACATTAAGAGGGTAACACTATGTCGCTTGAAAACATTTCTCTTGAGGCTCGTGATGAGTTAGCCGCTCTGTCCCAGATGCTGGCTGAAAATCCTGAGACTCGCAAAGACTTTCTCCGCATGACCAAGAAAGTCAAGCCGGACTTGCCAATTCCCGAACTCGACATGGAAGACTACACCCGCAATGCTGTGGGCAAGTCTGAGCAGCGCGTTCAACAATTGGAAGCAAAGCTGCGGGAACGTGACGCTGTGGAAGAACTCCAGAAGCGCCGCAATAGTCTGATGAAGAAAGGACTGATTCAGTCCGAAGGCGAGATTGAAGAAGTAGAAAAAATCATGCTTGACAAGAAAATCCATGACCATGAGACTGCGGCGCAGTACCATGCGTGGATGAAGCAGGCAGCAATTCCTACTTCTTCTGGATACAACGCTTCACCCGTAAAGCAATTTGATTTGAACCGTTACTGGAAGAATCCGGCTGGTGCTGCACGGCAAGAAGCTATGAATGCGTTGAACGATTTGCGTAGACCGAATCGTCCGATAGGTTTGTAAAAGAGGGTATTCTTTTGTTTATCTGTTCGTAAGGAGGCCTTATGGCTATTGGCGGCGGCATCCTACCAGCTACAGGGTCATCTCAGTTTACTGAACTGACTTACGTAACTCGTAGAGCCTTTATCCCGAAGCTGGTTGTCCAGCTTTACAATTCGACCCCGCTGCTTGCGGCCCTGATTAGCAATAGTCAGCAAGCCTCTGGTGGTGTTTCTTCTGTAACCGTTCCCGTCCAAGGCGCACAGTTTGTGAATGCCCAATGGTCTGACTACAGCGGCTCTTTTGCCCAACCGTCAGTCCAGCAAGGTGCTTACAACGCTGAGTTTGACTTGAAGCTGATGATTTCTCCCGTGCCGTTCCTCGGTATGGAAGGCGCAGTTCAGCAAGACGCAGCAATTATCCCGCTGATTGAAGCTCGTATGAACGATGCTACCAACGTGATGATGGACGCAATGGCAACTGCCTTGTACACCAACACCACCAACACCCAACAGTTCATCGGACTGCCTGGTGCTGTTGATGACGGTACAACTTTGGCTACCTACGGCAACATTAACCGCTCGACCTACACCTGGTGGAAGTCGAAGCAGTACGCTGCTGGTTCTGTTAACCCCACCCGTCAGAACATCCTGCAATACATCTCTGGTACTGTGAAGAACGGTGCTGAGATGCCTAGCTTTGGTGTTTGCGGCTTTGGTACTTGGACGCTGCTGGCTCAAGACTTTGTTGGTCAAGAGCAATATGTCATCACTCCAGGTTCCGGCTTTGACGGCGACAACAACGGCCCGCAGGCTGCATTCCGCGCCCTGATGGTTGCTGGTGTTCCTATCTATCCTGACCCCTACTGCCCCGAAGGCACGGTGTACTTCCTCAACACCAACTACCTCTCGCTCTACATCCATGAGCAAGGTTCGTTTGTGTTCACAGGATTTGAGTCCACTCTGCCCAACTGGCAAATTGGTTATGTTGGCGCGGTGCTGATGATTGCCGAACTGGTAAACGTCAAGCCCAAGTCGATGACCAAGGTGACGGGTTACAACTACCTTTCACTGTAAGGAGCATAGAGCATGTCTTTATCACTCAATAAAATCCTTCTTGCCAGTGCAGCCACTAACACGGCTGGTGCTTATCTGCAAGGCGTTACCATCACCAGCATTGGTATTGGTAACACCACGCTGATGAACGCTGGCGTGTCTAGCGCACAAAACATTCCCGCTGGTGCATACATTCTTCCTCAAACCACCAACAACGTGGCTATTGAAGTGAATGCTTACACCTCTGCTGGCGCAAATGCTTGGACTACGTACATTGCTGCTAACACTGGCGGTACTATCATTTCTGACGGATTTAACGTGCGTGCAAACGCAACTACATCTACTCAGAGCCTTACGTTGTACACATCCAATGGCGGTAACAACGCCACTGGCACGTACAACACCTAAGGAGTAGACATGAACGCAAACCATGTAGGCGCTCTCTACCCAGACTCATTTGGCAATTTTGTTATTGCCGTAGCACCCATTGTTCCGCTTAATGCGGTAAGCAATGCTGCTTCTGTGATGTCTGTGGTAGGTACAAAATACATAGTTCGCCGTGTCACCATCTCTAACGCAAACGCAAGTGCTGCCACCGCTAACGTAAGTATCATTACGTCCAGCGATGGCAATGCTGCCAATGCAGTTTTTGCAACAACCAAGCTCTCAAACATCACCAGCACTACAACCTTCCAAGACATTGCTCCTACCGCTAATGCCGTTTCTAACGTGTATAGCTCTGGCGCTCTGTGGGTGAAAGTCACTACTGCCAACGATGCAACTTGTGAAGTGGTGGTTTACGGTGACATCGTGAATCTATGACACAGACGGTTTTTGTAACCAACCGCAGCACCACCGAACTCAGAGATGGGTTTGGTGGAGTCTTTTTTGAATTCATCAAAGACAAGACCGTGGAGATTCCTCTCCATATTGCACAGCATGTGTTTGGTTATGGAAACCCCAACAAGGAAAATTTCCTTGCCCGCTTGGGATGGATTAAGTCCCATGCAGACTTACAAACAGGATTGGAATTGTTGGCTCAGTTTGAAATTTCTGAGCAGCAGCCAGAGCAGAACCGCTCCTTACCCTCGGCGGTTAGCGTAGTACCTCTGCGGATTGAAAAATCCGTGGGGGGAAAAGTTACGCAAAGGGCAGCATAAAATGGAAGCAACATGGCAACACTTTCTTCCTACCTATCGGAAGTACGGCGGTTACTGCACGATGCCAATGGTGTCTTCTGGGACGATGCTGAACTAACGGATGACATTAACAGCGCCCGTGAGCGCGTTGTTAGAGACACTGGGTGCTTACGTACCCTCCAAGTTACCCAAACCCCCATTTCTTCTGGTGGCAATGTAGCTACTGCTTGGGCAGCAAGTACGCCCGTTACTGCTGGTGACTACCTGTTTTCCAACATTTTTATTTACCAGGTAACAGCCAGCGGAACCACTGACACTGTTCCACCGCCGTATCCGGCATCTGGTTCTACGTTCCCGCCTACCGCCCCGTTTACCAACGGCACGGCAACCTTGCAGTATTCCGGCCCTGCGGAACTCATCAACTACGCAGCCATGCCCAACGGTCAGAACACGTTGGATGTGATGAACATTACCCTGTATTGGGGCAACAGCCGCATCCCGCTGCGCTACTTGCCGTGGAGCAACTTCAACGCCCAGCTACGGTACTGGCAGAACTACGTTGGCAGGCCCATCTGCTTCTCAACCTATGGTCAGGGGCAGATATACATTGCGCCTGTGCCAGACCAGAGCTATTACATTGAGATAGATACGGTCATCCTGCCTACCGCACTGACATCTACTGCGCCTGATGCCGTGGACGTTATCGTATCCCCGTACACCACGCCTGTGGCCTTCTACGCAGCCTACAAGGCCAAGTACAAAGAACAGAGCTACGGCGAGGCTGAAATCTACAAGCAAGAGTACATGAAGCATGTCAATGCTGTTCAGAACTCTGTCTTCACGCGCCGCATTCCAGACCCTTACTCTAGCCCGTACTAATCATGGCAGCAGCAGAGCAAAAGAAGTCTTATGCTGTTGTTAAGAATTTCACTAGTCTTAACACCAAAGCCAACAGAACGGCTATCAAAGAGGATGAGTTCGCCTGGATAGAGAACGCCATGCCGATTGGGTTTGGCAACATCAAAATCATTCCAGCACAGTCAGTTGTCAGAGACTCTGGCAATGCCGCTGTAGCTTTTGGCAACACTATCACCACGCTTGTTTCTGCCAACATAGATGTCAGTGACTATGTTGTTGGCTTTCAATCCAACGGTGCGGCGCAATATTTCAACGTCACTGCTTCTACAACTGGCAACATTACTGCTGCGGGCACGTTTTCCTCAACAGGCGTAACCACAGCCCAATACAAGAATCAAAAAGTCATCATTGGCGACCCTGACAAGGGCTTGTTTTCCTGGGATGGCGGCAATCTGTCCAGCATTGGCTCTGTAGGAGCTATTGGCATTAGAAACGC